ATATTTTTCTTTTATTTTCTTTTCACATTTTTCAACACTTTTATAAAACGTGACTGGTACGAGAGGGTCGTGAAGCCTCCAAGATTGAAGTGGACAACCTTGTACCTATCGTTCTTATTTTATTTATTATATATATATATATTATTTCTTATATTTCTTTTTATAAATTAAACCAACATAACATTCAAACGCATAACAGTACCAGCCATGGTACCAGCTGCTCCGGTCAACGTCATGATCACATTAAACGTGTCAGTACCGTTGAAAAGCATAATATGATTCATACTGACCTGGTTGCTCTGAGCTCCAACACCTGTGGAAACTGTATACACACTGGTAGATAAAGCATCAGTTGCTGAATTCTTTTGAAAACTAGCAGTCACTATGAAAACTTCAGTCTGGCTATCCGTGCAAAAAGCTTCAAAATTAATCCAATAAGCTCCAGCTGGAGGAGTAAAAACTCCAGCCAAAGTAGCATTGGAAGGGAACCATTGAAGCGGATCCATACCGACAGTTGTCGTAGCATTGTTAGCAAACTCAGTTGTGGAAAAAGTATTTGACACCCACGTCACAATTTTTGCCACATTTTTAGTAAAAACTTCAGAAGCGGTTGTGAACTGACTAGCAATACGTGGTAAAAAAGATGCTGGATTCAAGCGCGGTTTTCGGAAACTAATTTTATAAGTAGAAAACAAATTGCCAATAACTTCCGTACTAGGAACATTTGACGTTGAAACATAAATCGTGCCCCAGTCATATAAATGCTGGTCACCCGCAACAGCCGTTGCTCTGCACAATTTCCATTTTCCGCCAATTGGAGCTTTCTTTGGCAATTCTAAAATTTCATGTTCCCAAACCGAACACATTTTGGAACCTTCTAAATCCATTATCTCTGTAAGTCCACCCGGTGGAGCCAACGTCGCATCGGGTGAAAAGGCTAGTTGAATATTTCCGCTAACCGAAGTATTTACATCTGGAACAAATTCGAGCATACCCTCGTCCAGAGTCCATTCAATAAAATTTTTCGCAAAAGAAGCTGCCCATGGTGCAAAACCAGAGGGAACACCGGACACCACCTGGCCCAAACCTGGATTCACCGCGTATTGTGAACTCATTTGCCATGTGGCATTTCCACAAACAGTGCCAATCAATTCTCTTCGCGTAACAGTAGTAACATCTCCAGCATTTGAGATAACAGGTGCAACGCCTGTGATATGAGTACCATATGATGTAGCTGGAGCTGCAGTGGCTCCACGCACTGCTGCAACTTTAGACTGTAACTTATCCACAACACGAGGATAATTGCGACGACGATTCTCCACCATTGGACGTAAACGCGCATTTCTTTTGGTTGGACGAATTATTTTCTTCTCTTCGTTAACCAACTCCTTAATAATTTTATTTTCTCTTTTAGCTCCCATGGGCCTATCAGCGGATATCTCTTGTCTGAGTTTTTCTGCAACTCCCAAATAAGCAACCCCAACAGCGTCGGCGATTCTATTTCTACGAGCGAAAGGTTGATTCGTTTTGAAACTAAAACGACACTAAATATATATTTTTTATATAACCCACTGTACTGGTCCCGATTACTCGAAACCATAGTCGATCTTGGCCAACTTCGTAAAAACTGGATCAAAAACCAAGACGGGAATTCGAGAAAGATCTTCAAACATCTTCTCTACTCGCAAGATATCTAACAACGTGATATCATAACGTTCGCAAATAATCTCAATGGCTCTATCTCTCATTATCAAATCGTTTACTACCAATATACGATTATAACGCTCCACTGGATTTGCTGTGACTTCATGTGCTTCCCCTAAGCGACAACAACAAGCCACAAAAGACCCCATAATAGGTAAGTTATAGGAAATCTGTCCAAAATTACACGCAGCGGCCCACAAAGTACGACGGTAGGCCACATCCCAAGATTTGGTATTAAAAGTTTTTAATGGGTTTGTTGAAACTTTAACCTGTTTGATAATCAAACCCAACAAAGGCATCCAAATCAACGACGGCTCACCCGACGTACTTGGGTATAAGGACCCTTTCAAAAATGTAACTTGATAAATACTCTTCAATTGGACTTTTAATTGCAAGCCCAATTCTATGGCACCTCTTTCAAATGATGCGACTAGATCGGTACCTTGTCGACCATCAAAAAATTGCAATAAACAATGCAAAGCCATACGAATATTATTATTTGTATTATTATTGGAAGTGCTAGTACCTCCAGTGTCTCTTTGAGGCTCTATTTCAGCCTCAATCTGTAAACCCTCCCTTTGTGCCATTATAACTGGGCTATGCAAGACCACTTCCATTTCGGCAAACAATTCTCCCCCAACTTTTTCATTAAAAGGGGTCATGGAAACTTGACTTTCTAAACCTTGCGTACGATCAAAAAGACCACAATCCGTTTCTAAAGCCAATAAAATAGAAATGCCAAAATCACCTGAGACTTGTGAACCCAAAAATAAAACACCATCGTCTCCACAACAAAAGAAAGTCATGAAAGGGCTCTCAACTGCTCTTGAAAAAGCCACAGACATTTGTTGCTGGGAATAACCTCCAGCATAAACGACACATAAAAAATAACGTTTATCAAATGTTTCCGAATAAAAAACGAAATGAGGTCCACTATCATCTTTAAATCTTTCTTTTAAAACATCAGCTACGGAAGAAGACATTCGAGACATCTCTTGTAAAATCTCAGGATTGTTATTCCGAATAATTCTCGGTTTAACCTTGGGACCGATTGTTTCGTCAGACTTCATGAACACCTTAGAGCGATACTTAATACGACGCTCAAAATTTTGTACCTGCTCATACAAACTGACAACCCTTGAAAACCCTAAATGCATATCCATTCTTGCATTTAACAAACGACGCCCACGAATTCCCATCCGTTGACAAATCTCTTCTAACTTTGTAGGACAAACACGCTCCCAAGGACGCAAACCAAAGCCAGCAACTTCAAACCAGCCGACTGCATAAAAACCATTGTTATGGTAAGATAAATCATCTTGAGCAAATAACAAGCCCAAATCTATCCACAAACCCGGTTGAGGAATATTCTCACGCCGGATAATAGTACGCCGACAAATTCCCTGTAATAAATTATATGCTGATTTCCCTGGAGCATAAGGTAAACTATGACATATCAACACCGGATAGATCACATTACTAACACGACGAGAGGCCAACTCAAAGGCCAAAGACACGTCCACCACAATTCCATCTATTTTCAACACCAGATGCTCACATTGGATCTCTTCAGCCTCCATGGGAGGCAAAGGACAATTCACTCCGGGTAACACCGAACCAGCGGGAAAATTCAAAACTCCCGGATAATCATCCATTTTATGGCTTAACGCCAAAGGATATAAATCGAAGAAATCAGTCACTCGTTGTCGATCCTTCAATCGACGAATAATAAAAGCAACATTAAAAAGCAAATGGAAAATAGTCGAAAAACAACTAAACCAAAAAAACCCAGATGGAAAAATTCCAAAAACAACAAAACTGAGAGAGTGAAACCAAAAATTCTCCCTCCCCTTCTCCAACTCAATCAATCCCAAGATAATTCCAGCAAAAGGAAAACAATATTTCAACAATTCTTCCAATATCGTAGCGCTCAACATAACAAGTGGGCGCTTATTGCCAAAACTAAGAGTGTCGAAAGATCGATGTGAAAACCAGGCATAGAAGCTGGAAGACATATAAATTCCAGTAAATAGAATAAACACCAAAGAAATCATGGAGACCCATGAATTTTCCTCAGCCACCCGAAATCCGGGATTCAAAACCGTTTTTTGATACTCATCAACCTCGTTGAAACGCACTCGCAATTTACCATAACGCAATGTAAAAGCCTCACGATGCTTAAACAAAATAAATTGGGCAGTATCACTAACAACTAACGGCCTTAATTCCGGGAATCTCTTGAATATTTCTATATCAACTTTGTCCTTATTCACATGATTTTGGACCATGGAAATGACTATATGGAGGTTACCACCATGCGAAGCCCTCAACGCATAAGTTGCAGCCAAAGCATTGGCACATTCGGTATGAACTAGGAACTTACCTTCACTAGAAAACCCCAAATATGCCCACACTTTTTGCATTTTATCTCTAAGTTTTCCCCTCCAAGCTGCTACATAACTATCACCTTTCGGATTATCAATATCAACAAAAGAATAGCGAGGACTGGGTCGCCGGACAGGCCCTACCATAAGGCACCCAGCCGGTTCCAACGCAACCAAGAAAACTGAGAAAGGTCCAATAATACAGACCTCGGCAATACTTAATCCGTCTTTTGTTCTCTCATACAAAAAATCGGGGTCCGGATGACATGGATAAAACTGACCTTTTCCCTCTACATCATGAGGAGAAAAATCTATCATGCCATCAGTACGGCGACACCAAACTGCTCCGTTTGTTTCGCCGTCAGCGCCCATTTGACCTATAAAACTACGCATTATTAAAACTCCTTTCTGCCGTACAACCCGCCGGAGAAGAAGTTTCACATAATCCGCAGTAAGCGCTTGACGATAAGTATTTCCACACTGGTATACATCGCACACAAATAAGAATTCACTCTCGAGGTTGGCCCAAGCATTTCGCTGAAATTGCCTAGCCTCATCGCCTCCGAACTGAAATTCTGCCTGGACACTCATGTCCACTACTAAATTTGCCCTGGAAGTCCCGTTCTGAACAAAATCAGGATTTCCAAAGTTTCCTTGATAAAAGGGAACCACAAAATGGTTTCTTGAGGGATCAAACTTACGATCTCGAGCACTCCCATAGTGACTCAAGAACGAAGCTCTCAATTGACCATCTTGCAACAATGCTGTAATTCCTCTAACACAAGCTGCTTCACGGCATGCATGCGCATAAGGATGATTGTTAACTGTATTGACTATCCGAGAAGAAACACCAAGGCTTGTCATACGATCTTGTAACACTACATTGTTAACAGGGACTTGCCAATGGCGAAAATAAGAGACGAGATCAGTGCAATACATTTTATCAAAGAAGGCTAAATATTTG